CCATTTCCTCCTATAGAAAGACAATTTGTTGAATCACTTCCATCAGCAGGTATAGCTAAAACCCCAGCACTATTTAAAGACATTTTGGTAGTAGCAGCTTCACTTGAACCAGTTTTAAATTGTAATGTTGTTGGATTTGCAGTAGTAGTAAATGCATTTTCTGCTATAGCTACCACACTTGCAGCAACTTCTCGTGCATCATTAGTATTACCTTCGTCAGGTGCTTTAAACTGTATTTTTCCTAGTATATCATCTGTTTCAATATCTGTTTCTTTTGTTTCTAATGTTAAAGATACAGGATTATCATCTGTTGTTGCTGTATGTTTAAGTTTTAATCCCACGTTATGGTCATGTATTAATTCTACTTCATTGTTAGCACCAAAAGTAATTTTAGCATCATCAGATGTAAGAGCTATATTATCTGCTACTTCTATGTTAGCAACAAGTGTACCTACAGCATAACCTGTTCCACTAGTATTAACTGTAGTATTAGGTTCAGCTTGTAAATCTTTAAATAATCTAAACTTTCCATCAGTAGCATCTCTAAACAAACCTGCATATAAATCTTGTGAACCTGTGCTATCATACAATCCATAAAAACCTATATCAAGTGTATCAGAACCATCATTTGCTTTTGCTAATTTTATTAATGGGTCTTCTACATTTAAATTAGTTGTATTAACTGTTGTAGTTGTACCATTAACTGTTAAGTCACCTGTAACTGTTACACCTTGAGCAAATGTTACTCCTCCACCATCTGCTATAGTCATAGCTAAATCACCATCAATGTAATCTATAGTGGCTGTTTCAATACTTCCTGAATCAACTGTTAGTCCACCGGCATCTATGGTTACTCTCTTTGTACCTGCAGCAACAAACTGTATTTCATCATCTGTTGTAGCAAAATCAACTACGTTATCTGCATCCCTACCTATTTTTCTAGCAGTGTTAAAATCTGTTGTAAGACCTGTCTGTGCTCCTGCTACAAGAACAGCTACACCTTCTACAGAAAGAACACCACCACTACCTGATAATGTAGTTTCACTTGCATGTCCTAATTCAATAACACCTGTTGTTGTAATTTTGTCAATAAATGCATCCTTAAAATACTCACTTGTTGTACCTAAATCTACATCACTATCACTTACAGGAGCAATAACACCATCTGCCATAGTAAACTGTGCTGTACCCCCTGCTGTAAAAGCTAAAGTATCTGCCGCACTAAAGAATAAACCAGCATCTGCATCACCTGTATTTGTTAATGATGGAGCTGCCGCTGTACCATCTGATAATTCTAATATACCTGCTAGAGCTAACTTTGAATTAGCAACTGTTGCATGTGGAGTTAAAGTTAAATGTGTTACATATGTTCCTGCACTTGCTATATCATTACCAAATGTTATTACACCACCATCGGCTACATTTAATTTCCATTCATCACCTGCATCATCTCCCTCATCAGCCATTAATGTAATAGCTAATCCTGAACCTTCTTTTGCAGCTATTTTTAATGAGTCTGTTGTTGCTTCATCGTAGCCAATTGTTATATCACTATTATTACCTAAGTTAATAACATTATTATCGTGCATAAATAAATCTTTAAATCTTAAACCAAGAGTACCTAAGTCTGTAGTATTGTTTGTTTTTGGTTGTAATGTATTAGCAGTAACTTCTATTTGTTGTGCTGGTCCTATCTTAGATACTGCTCCACCTTGTTGTGCAGTACCATCATGGTTATGTCCACCTTGTGTAAAGGCTGATGCAATGGCATCAAACTCTCCATCTAAGTCTGCAGCATTGATAATATTACCATCTGCTATATTGTTTGTTGTATCATTTCTTATGTATCCTGCCATAGTTTATTTCCTTTATGAATGTGAATGTTCTGTAAACTCTAATGTTACAGCATCAAATGAATAAGGTGCATCTTGTGATTCTGAATCAAATTGTAAAGATGCAGTAAATCCTGAACCAGTAGTTTGTTCTTCAAATATACTTTGTAATGACTCCCCACCATATGTTATTTGAGGAACTCCACCAACTTTAGTAAATGTTAAATGTGTGTTATCGTCTAAGTCAGACACAAGGTTTGGAGTAAAAACAAGATTAGTAGCATTACTACTTATTAAACCATTAGTTCCATTTCCGTCTGTTCCAAAACTTGTTAGTGTGTATGTTTGTGGTACAAAGTTTGCACCTGAACCTGTTCCATGTAAATCTGCGTTATCTACAGCAGTTGTTGTACCATCTGCATTATATTTATATTTACTTATTTGAAATGTATCACCTGCTAATAGTCCTGATATACTTGAAATATTATCTACAGCAATTTTAGATACATTTCCACTTGCTGCATAGTTACTTCCGTTGTTTACTAGACCACCATGAAGAAACTGTACATTGCCAAATATAGGCTGTGTATTTGATTCAGACGCATTACTTAATGTAATTGTTGGAGGTTGTACTACATCAGGACTATTAAAATCATATTTTAATTGAAAATTAGAATTAAAACTTCCTTGAGGGTCAGTATAAAGATGCATTTTATATAATGTCTTTCTTACTCTTGGGTCAGTCATCGGAAGAAAAGGAGTAGCAAATGTTGCAATTATATTTTTATTATCAAAACTATTTCCACTTTCTAATTTGTATATATACCCATCTGTATTACCAAAGATAGCAAGTTCTGCACCACTATTTAAATTACTAGATGCTTCCTTCGCTCTTATACCTCTTAACTCACCCCATGCTAAACCCTCTTGTAATTGTGTAGCAAGTAAACCTTGAGCAGAAGATTCTGTAATACTTGTATTAAAACCAAAAATTCTGTACTGGCTTTTTTCTCGTATAATTAAACTTGAAAAAGTTTGATTTCTATTAACAAAATTAATGACTTCATCTTGTACTTCTTTTGATACTACAGCTAAACCAAAGTCTCCAATTTTATCTGTACCACTTAATGAACGAATGCCATCAGGTCCTAGAAATAATATATCGCCACCAATTTCTTGTATGGTATCTTCATGTATACATCCTATATCTAATGTAATAGGCTGTAAATTAAAATCAGATTCAGATGAACCTACTAATCTAAGAATACTTCTTTCAGTAAAAATAATTAACTGCTCACGAAAAACTATTAGTCCTGTAATAACACCACCAACATTAATAGTTCCAGCACCAGATGCTGCAGTAAAATCTGTTTCATCAAAATCTGTTGTATAAGTTAACGTAGAACCTTTACCATATAATATTCTATTCTTAAAGTTCACAACATGTGAACTACCTACAACATCATTAGGTGCATCATTTAAAACTGTAAATACTGAACCATCATATTTAAAAGGAGCATTAGCACCATCAACACCTATTGCAGTTTCTGTTCCTGCAAAATTAAATGTAGCAAATCTATGTCTTGTCATTGAGCTTCTACTACATGATAAGAATGTAATAGCTTGGTTACTACTTACTGCCGCAGCTAAATTAGGGTCTATACTAATTGTTTGTGTTCCTATTCCTGTTGCACTTGACGTTACTGTATATACTTTATCAATACCTGCAATAGTAAACGTATCACCTGCTTGTGGTTTAGCTGTTAATCCAGCCATACTAATACTACTTGCATTTGAATTGTTAGTACCATTAGCAGTTACAGTTCCATATGAAGGTACATTAATACGTGTCCATCCTGATGCTGCACCTGCTGAGTTCCATATATTATTTCCACGACAAGCAATTGCTGTATCTTCAAACGCTAGTAATCCTTCTATATCACCTGAACCTGTTTGAAAAGTTACAGCCGCTTTTGTAGCAGCCGTAGATGCAATAGCTGGCGATACATTAAAAGTAACTCGCTTCTTTGTTGCTAAATCTGTAGGTGTTACAGTTCCTACTGTGTATGTTGTGTTATCTCCTGCAATTTTAAATGTGTCACCTTGCGTTGGTGCTATATCTATATTAGCTAATGTGATTGCAGTCGAAGTTGCTGCTTCTTCTTCAAAAATCATAGGCTCACCATAGTAAGGAATAATGTTATCATCAAACTTACTAAAGCCTTCTATTCTCCTATACCCACCTTGAACAGAAGGTTCAAAGTTACTAAGTATTCTTGCACTACTAGGTTTTAACATACCATGCTGTAGTGGTGAAAGATTAGAAATTAACCCACCTTTAAATGGTAATGGATATGTTTTCCATGCATCAGGCATATTATAATGAATCCAAAGATGAACCTGAGTTGGTTAAAGATGAACCTACTCTACCTCTACCACCTGCTACTGTTGGTATCATATAAGAACGAACATAGGTATAATTATTAATTAATAATGAACGCATATGTTTAACACCCTCATCAAATTTTTCTTTAGCTATTATGGCATCTTGCGAATTACCTCTAAATAAATAAGCATAATGCATTGCTCCATCTATAATAATATGCCTAAATCTTTCAGGTATATTAGGAACATCAGTAGCGTTTAATAATTCAACAGCAATCCTATAATATTCATACACTAAAGTATATGCTTTTTTAGGTACAGGTTCAATAATATATTCTAATGAAGGAGCATTAATAATATGACGAGGTACTCCTTGTGTAGGATTGCTTTTGTATTCTTGGTCTACAAATTTATCTAGGTATTCATTATAACTAAACTCTCTTAATTTAACTGTTGAATTACCTAATGTACTGTCTTCTTTAATTCTAAATGTTTTAAAGTTTATTGTTTTAGCATCGTCAGGAAATGGATAACGTGCTGTATTTACTGTAAGTATATCTTCTTGTGTCACATGATTAAAGGGCCATTCATATTCAGATTGATTAATATATCGTATAGCAGAGTTAACTGCATCTTTACCTAAATCATAAAAACCTTTTGCTGTAGCAAAATTAGATGATGTTAATTGTACTTCATTAACTCTTCTATTTACATCATTTACTAAACCTAAAAAATTATATGCCATTTTATTTATCCCTTACTGCTAATTTAATACTTCTTTTTGCTACACTTCCTGTGCTATCTGTCATTGCACAAAACCAAGTATATTCTCTATTAGCTACACCACCTTCTATTTGTATTGTACAAATTTGTGATGTGCTATCTAAAGTTGTTGCACCTATTTTTGATATGGTATCTGTTGTTGCACTACTTGATGCTGCTGTTAATGTTTGACCATCGCCTATTACAGTTTCCGTGTTATAAACATTTGATTTAACAGACCAAACTGTACTTGAAATTGTTGCAGTACCTAAAAAACGTGACCAATCAATACTATAGTCAAGCCGTTCATCTGGGTCTTTAATGGGCCATCTAAAAGACATTGTTACTCCCTTACTAAAATTGTTCTTTCTGCTGATGTAGAGGTTCGTTCAATTAGTATTGTACGGACTTCATCAGGTATTCTAATTGTTCTTTGACTTGATGTAGAATCAGCCTTAACATAAATACGTCTATTTTCTTCTTTAATTAAAATTGTTCTTTCACTTGCTGTTGACATTATGCTGCTCTTGAAACATAAACAGTACGTTTTCTGCTATAGTTATCAGCATGTGCTTGAAAGTTAAATACTGTAGCTGTTATAGTGCTATTAGTAGCTACTGTAGTTGTAGCTGTAACATTACTTAATATTTCAACGGCTTCTTCAATTACATTTTCTACTGTTGTAGTTAAGGTAATTGCTGTTGGAAATTCTACAACAGAAACCCCTAATGTTTCTACTATAGTTGTAACACTAACTGTGTTGTTTGTCAAGTCTTTTGTGCTATTAATAATAAAAGTAACATTATTAACTGCACTTGTTGCTGTTACAGCAGCATCACCAATAACTTCTGTTACATTTTCTACAAACTCTGTAGCTATAGCTGTAGCACTAACACTATCTAATACTTCTGTTATAGTAGGTACAACTGTTCCAATAGAACTTGTAGCTTCTATAGATGTTGGAGATTGTGCTGTTGCAACACTACTAATAATAAAGGTAACACTATTAACTACACCTGTTGCTGTAACATTTTCTAATGTTACTAAAGTTGGCTCTAGGGCAGAAAATGGTGTAGTTGAAAATGGATTAGTACTAAACATTATATGTTTTTACTCACCAGTTGTAGTTTTTGAAACCCAGTGTTCCGGCCAATTAATATTAAACGGGTCACTATTTTTTTGTGGTACTTGTCTTAATTCTTCTATATAGTTATCTACAATTTCAATATTAATTGTTGGCGTTACTTTTCTTCTAACTTCACTTAAATATTGTTCAATGTATTTAGATTGACCTCTAATTAATGCATCTCTTTCTTCTCTAACCATACCCCATTGTTGTTCTTTTTTAGCTTGTGCATCTAGTTCTGGCAAATCTTTTACTACCCATTCAGTTCCACTCCATGATAAAGTTTGCATTGTAGAAATAGATGGCTTAGAACTTACCTCTACAATATTTGCATTTTTTAAATCATCTTCAGTAAATGTTGTAACATCTGTTTTAGTAGAACCATCAGGAAATGTAATTCTATGTGGTAAACCATACACAGGATAAGCCTTATTTATACTATAATATTTAGTCATATAATTTTCCCTATTAATTATTGCCCATATATATTTTGAAGTTCATTAACTAATGCAGTTTGTTCTGCACTTGTATATGGTCTATTTGCCCATCCTGACATTATCCATCTATGGTCATTAGCACCATTAGACCAATAAATAGAATCGTGAAAAAATGGTCTAGCAGTATTTTTTGTTCCATCAGTAAGAGTAATTGTATTACCCATACCATTACCATGAACAAAACAATAATAAATTAATCCAGTAGTTGGTGCATCTACATCAATTTCAATAACTACCTTTCTATCACCGGAACTTCTACCAGCATTAAATGTAGTTACATTTGTATAGTCAGAGTAAGAAGCTGCAGAACCATTTAAATAATAAGTAACACCAGTTTGGTAAGCAGAACTACCATTTTTAAATACTAAGGGGTGTCCATCATTTGTTGAATCTGTTTGGTCAAAAGTATATGTACTTTCTCTCTTTAGATTTATTGGTGGATAAGAAACACCATCTAACACAAAACGATTAGCACCCCCTGATGCTGCAACAGTAACTGCATATGTTACTGCTTCATTGTTAGTATCAACATCTTGTCCTAAACTATTAGAAGAAATACTCCATGCACTATTACTTAAAGAAGAAACACTTGCACCTGTTATTGCGTTTTCAATTATATTAGTTACGTGCATTGTACTATTATTAAAATCATTTGAAGTAGCCGTTCCAAAATTATAAACAATACAAGCATATTCAATATTAGTAGTATTCCAACTTTCCCACCATTTATATGCCCATGGTGCGTTATTACTACCACTAGTATCTGCTCCTCTTGGAGTATACATTATATGATAGTCACTAGAACTAGTATACTGATATTCAAAATATGCAGGTTCACTATACTGATAACTAGTACTAGGATTTCTTCCACCTGTAAATGCACTAGACTTTTCACAAAGACCTGAATATAACATATACCTTCCCCACATTTGAGTAGTACTACTATAAGAGTAAGGTTGTTTTACATAAAAAAAAGTAAATCCCCCATTTCTTCTAATAGCACTTCCATCTGAAGTATTTGAATTTGGACAAAAATCAAGGTCATTAGCAAAAGTTAAATAGTATCTTGTTTCACCACTATTCGTTGTATATGAAGTTTTTACTATATCTTTATCAGCAATCCAACTTGCTTCAGGTAATGGTTTGTTAGCAAGATTATATGTTGTATTATTATAAAAACCCCACCTGTCTTGATTTTGTGTTGCTGTATTAGCAGATATTGTTCCTGTATTACCTGTTAAAAATCCGTCTGCTTCCCATATCCATTGAATTGATGGGTTAGATACTGCCCATTGATTAACAACAGGACCTGTTGCATCTACAATAGTAATATTACTAGATTCTCCAAGTAACTGAGTACATGCTGAATCTTTATATATTCCAAATTTAACTACATTACTTTCAGAATCTGCTGGATATTCAGCCCTAAAAGTATAGTAAAATGTAATATTATTATTAGTAGGATAGGTTTGTGGAAAATAAAAACTACCAGTAAGATTACCTACAAGCATATCATTACTATCTATCGCAGTACCAGAAACTGTAGTCCACTTATAATATAAAGTATTATTAGGACTATAACCTTTTCCATTGACAACTATAGTAAATGCAACACCCTCAGTAACACTGGTAGAAGAAGGAGTTACTTCTGTAATTAATTTAGTGGTGGGCCATTTTAAATCCTTATTATATGTGTATTGGTCAAACATATCAAATACACCACTAGTTGTACTACTATATCCTGCATTATCAATTTGTTGACGTTTACCTATTATTCCGTGATTTCTTCTCATATTAACTTTCTATTTTATGTTATATTAGTTGGAGTTACAACTTTATTTTTAGATGCTATTACAGCAAATCCGTGTCCACCAGCAGTTAAGTAATTTCCTTTTTTACATTTTTGAAATAGAAGCTGACCACTTCCAGTTAAATCCGTACCAAAATACGTTGAAGTATATGACTGCAAATCTGCGTAAGCTGTATATCCAACTATCCCACCTCCAGCTCCATTTGCAGTATAAAGTGCCGCTTGTCTCATGGCACTTGACCAAATTGGTACTCCTGCACCTTGTGTTGCGTTCCAAGAGTTAGTATAGTCAGTAAACAAAAGAATACCACCACCTGCTCCTGTACCACCACAATCACTACTATGACCACCTCCACCACCACCACCCATAGGAACTACTTCTGTAGTATACCCATTTACAGTTGTAGTAGTAGATATGTACCCACCATTTATACCTGTTTGAGTACCTCTATTATTATCTCCACCAGAACCAGCACTGCCACCACCAGCACCACCACCACCGGCACCACCATTGTGACCTGCACTATAGTAATGTGCTGAACCACCAAACAATTGATTTTGAACACTAGCTGAACCACCAGTTAAGTTTGAACTAGAAGTAGGAGATGGACCACCAGTACCACCACTGCCATCAAATCCATTTTTTGCGTAGCTGTTTGGGTATTGAGTATTATAACTTGTTCCACCAACACCAAATCCGGGTCCACCACTATTTGCTGTAAAAGCATGTGAAGCTGCGGCACCCCCACCACCTACTATTCCTACATAGTTATTCCAGTTAGCTTGATTTAATGTAAAATTTGCTTTTAAATATGAGCCGCCACCACCTGAACCTGAACTATAAGTATTTCCACCAACTGAACCAGCACCACCTCTCATAACATAAGTATTAGAATTTAAAGCAGGATTGGCAGTAGTGCCATTTACAGCATTATTATTTTGTCCACCAGCACCAACTCCAACTTCATAACTTCCCGGTGGTAAAAATGCTTCAAACCAAAAAAGACCACCATAACCACCATAGTAACTAGCTTGAGTCATACCACCACCACCACCTCCTCCTAAAAATACTCGGTAAGTTCCACCACTTAATGTAATTGTTGATTCATTAAGTGCTGTTACTACGAATGCTTCATAAGAATAGGGATGAAGATGTGCTTTAACTATATCATATCTTTTGTCTTTAGTGGTTGTGTTAGCAGTATCACTGCCTATTGTACTATTTTCTTGAAAATAATTGAAAGTCATATTTATGCATCGTCTATTTCTTCATATGAACAGACAGCACTTAAATCTCCTGCAGCACTTGCATCTAATTTAATTTCCATATCTTCTTCTAAATAAATACTTGTATCTTTAGATA